TGCATCGCGTCACGACCGGCGCGGCGACGGCAAGTTTCATTCTAAAATCAATGGTCTCAAAGGAAGCACCGCGGATCGTGATCGTCATCAACGACGGACCGAACACAATCAATGTTTATCCGAGCGTCGGCGAGACCATGAATGGCGTTGCCAATGCCGTGCTCTCGGTTGCCGCCGGCGCGACTGCCGTCATCGTGCAAACCGAGGAAACTTTCGTTTTCGATTGGCGGGGCGCCCCCATAACCTGATCGCAACCGCAACTCGCGTTTTCAACTGATCGCGCATGATGCGTCGATCGCAACTCACGAAAGGACTCGCGTCATGAATTACGATCCTAACAGACAGGATAGCGGCCAGGGTCAGCCTGGGCAGGGAAATGCAGCCGCGCAAAATCAGAATCCAATGCCGCAGCCGCACGGCGAGGCGACGCCGAACGCGCCCGAGATCACTGAGCTGGTCTATATGCCCGGCCCTGGCGACTCCGACACGACGGTCGTCGGCGGTTTCGAATTCAAGGCTTACGAGCCGATCAAGCTGACGCCGGCGACGGCCTATCTCGGCCCCAAGCTGCACGCCAATCCGTTTTTCTCGTCGACCCACGACATGAAAAAGGATCACGACGACCGCAAAAAGGCCTGGGAAGCCAATCGCGCCGCCAAAAAGGAACTCGACGACGCCAAGGCCAAAGTCGACCAACTCGAGAAAGCCGCAACATAATCGGCGCCGCGCGAGGCCTCGGAACCCGCGTTTTGCGCTGTGCGCTCGGTCTCGTACCTCCTGGGACCGGGCGCTTTTTCCTCACTCAAGCAAAGGTGTCACTATGAGCGAATTGGGTTTAGAACAGACTCCGCAGGGCGAACCGCATGCGCCGCCGCAGAGCGAAGCGCCGCGCCGCGGACGTCCTCCGAATGCTGCCAAGCCCGCGCAGCAGAATTTCGACATGATTACCTATATCCCGATCATTGGCGATCCGATCGAGGTCACTTGGCACGGGATCACGTTCAAGGCGAACATCGCCGAGAAAGTCCTCAAGTCGCATACCTATAAAGTGCCGATGAAAATCCGCTCGCCCATGAAGGACGAGGACGGCAAGCAGATGTTCGAGGAGGACGCCGAGGGCGATCCGATCGTCGACGCGAACGGCAAAAAGCGAATGCGCTATCACGACGGCGTCATTCAGCCGGACGGCACTTTGCAGACGCGCCACGTCGAGACTGAGGTTCCCCTCGTCGAAATGGCGCGCGGCAATTGCCGCTTTTCCGTCAACGGCGCGGCGCCGGCCTTTACCGATAAGAAAGGCCACGCCCGCACGCCGGAAACCGCCAGCGAATACAAATCGTATGCAATGGCGTGGATCGCGCAGGCGAACAACAAATTGAACATGACGCAGCGTTGGAAAAACGAGGCGCCGTTGCGGGCCGATGTCGGATTCGGCGGCGACGACGAGACCAATATCCTCATGTTTTTCGACGCTCGGCTGCTGCTCGCCGAGACGTAATTCACGGGGCACTACAGCCCCGATATGGCGCGACAACATCGCGGCATCGCCCCGGGCACAACAGCCCGGGGCACCAATTCTGTGAGGCAAGCGCATGGCGACAACCGGCCCATTTCGGACGCTGTCCGATCTGATAACCGAGACGCTCGCTAATCTCGGCGTGCTGTCGGCGGGTCAGCCTGCGGACCCGGAAGATTATAACTACGTGCTGGAAAAATCTGACTCGATCGTGCGCAAGCTGGCCGAGCTGGAAATCGTCTATGTGCCGGACACGAACAATATACCGAGCGCATGGTTCTCCGATCTGGCGGACATTTACGCCGGCGAATGCGCGACAAAGTTCGGCGCGTCGCCGGACGATTTCGTCAAGCTGAAAAACGCCGGCCTCGGCGGCGTTAACGGCGTCGACGTCGGCCAGGGCGCGGCGGCAAAGTCGCTGCGCGCCATGCGCCGCGGTCGGCCGACCGGCGAGACCCTGCAGGCGGATTTTTTCTAAATGGCGACACTCGATCCGGCGCCGATCCCCTATCCGCTGTCGTCGTTCCCGGGGATGAATCCGCAGGAAGCCGCCGGAAGGCTTATCAATACTTACGCCGAGCTGCTCGACGATCCCAAAAATCCGACCGGGCCGGCAAAGTGGATTTATCGCCGCTCGCCGGGCCTGACGCAGCACGCCGCAACGGGACAAGTCGGCTATCGCGGCGGCCTGATCGTCAAAAACCTGTCCTATGAGACCTGGGCGAACGACGCCAAGACGATCGACGTCAATGGCGCCACGATCGACCTGGGCAATCTGCCCGGAACGAAAAAGGTCTCGATCGCGCGCAACAATGCCGCAAATCCCGACGTCGTCGCGGTCGACATCGATAACGGCGCTTTTATCCTCAATACGACGGCGGTCGTGAATGCCTCGATCGTGGCCACGATTGCCGGCGCGGTCTTTACGGCCGGCGACAGCGTCTCGCTGTTGTTCGTCAATTCGAGCGTGCCGGGTTTTCCTGTCCTCGTGATCTATACGCTCGGCGCCGGCGAGACGGCGACCACGATCGCGACCGGACTGAAAAACCTAATCAACGCCAATGCGTCCCTGATCGCGGCGAACGTCTCGGCAGTTTCGGCGCTCGGCGTCCTGACGATCTCGCAAGCCGGCGCGATCGGGAACTCGACGCAGCTCTTGCCGGCGATCACAGGAACCGGCAGCGAGACCGTGACGCTCAATCCGATCGCCGGCCTCATGACCGGCGGCGCTGGGACGTTTGGCATTGTGTTCGCCGGGGCGCCGCTGGCCTTCAATGGCGGCGGGACGTTGCCGCAACCGAACAGCGTTTGCTTTCAAGACGGTTATCTGTTTTTCACGATCGCAAACGGTCAATGCTTTGCGACCGCGCTCAACTCGCTTTCGATGAATGGCCTGACATTCGTCAATGTGCTGGGGCGCCAGGATGTCACGCTGTTGCGCGGCATCACGTTCTCGGGCCTGTTGCTCCTATTCACGACGGGATCGATGGAAATCTTTCAGGACGCCGCGATCCCGGCGCCGTCGTTCCCATACTCGCGGGCGCTCGTTCTGGATTTCGGATTGATCCAGGCCAACGCGATAGCCGGATGGGAAACCGGCTTTGCCGAGCTGTTATGGGTTGCCCAGGATTTCGGGGTTTATTGGCTGACGACGCAGTCGACCGCGCCGGTCAAGGTCTCGACGCCCGATCTCGAGCGGCTGATCGAGGCACAGGTCCGCGCCGGCAACACGCTCGAGGCTGGCTGCTATATTCACGCCGGCAAAAAGTTCTGGACGTTGTCCTCGCCGGCGTGGTCGTGGGAGTTCAATATCAAAAAGCCGCAGGGCGGCCAGTGGAATGAGCGGCAATCGCTGTTCGGCGGCGTCTATGGCCGCTGGCGCTTCACGGGCGGCCATCCGGCATTCAATAAATGGTTGGGCGGCGATACGCAGTCGGGCAATCTGCTTTGGATTGACAGTTCGAATTATACCGAGCACGGCCAGCCGCAGCTCTGGCGCATCGAATCCGGCCCGGTCAAAAACTTTCCCGGTCAGATCAGGGTCGCCCGCGCGGATTTCGATTTCGACATGGGAACGGGCATTGCGGTCTCGAATTTCCAGATGATTGTTGTCGGCGCCGCGGCCTCGCCGACCGGCGCGATCCGTCTCGCCGTCAACGATACCGCGCAGGCCAAGACGAACGATCAGGGCAACGTCTCTAACGTCGGCGGCACGGTCGAGGCTAACGGATCGTGGCCGATTACGGTCGTCGACGCGACGCATGTCGATCTGCAAGGCAGCGTTTTCGTTCATGCCTATACGTCCGGCGGCGTTGTGATCGACGTCACGTCGACGCCGAACGCCGTCAATCCGGTTTGTGCGATCTCGTGCAGCCTCGACGGCACCAATTGGGACGTCCCGAGCATCCGGTCGCTCGGGCTGCAGGCAAAAGCGAAACGCTTCCGCGCCTCGGTCAAAAACCGCGGGCAATCCGGCCCGATGGGCAACCGCTGGCGTATTGACATAACCGATCCCGTGCCGGTCGGGTTTTTCGGCGGTACGCAATCGAGCAATATGCGCGAGGTCGGCGAATGACGCTGCCGACGAAAAACGTCCTGTCGAATCCGACGATCGCTTATTTCAGCGCGCAGGGGCGCGCGGATTATGCGCAATACATTCAGGCGCTCGATGCGCTGGTCGCGGCGCTCGCCGCCGGCAATGTAGGCGCTCTGAAACAAGCGGCGAACGATGCTGCCGCGGCGCGGGCGGGCGTTGGGATAGGGCAGATTTACCGAAGCGGGAGCGCGCTCCAAGTTAGGGTTGTTTAGAGCAAAAGCCCTATGCTGCGAGCGTGTTCGATTGGGTCTTTCGCATTTTTTGAAGTATTGCAAGTCAAGCAGAGCCATTGCAGGTTTACCGGCCAATTGGATCCGCCTTTAGCCAGTGGCATTATGTGATCTACGTGGCCCTTGTCGTCTAATGAGATTTTGCAATAAGCGCACCGATTATTCTGTTGCATACGAATGGAGATCGTTTGCGCAGCAGTATGTCGACCCGCCGCACCTTTAACGCGAGCCCTTCTATTTCGACTATTGGTTCTCACTTTTTCGGGATTATTTTGCCGATATATTTTATTATTATTTGAAGCGCGTTCGGAATTTTCTTTATACCACTTGAGCGCATTTTGTTTGGCAGTCTCGCGATGTTGTGCAGCATATTCGCGACTTTTTTTGCGATGGCGTTCAAGGTTTTTTGCCAAATATCGCGTCATGCGCTTTTTTTGCTTTGCTTGTTTTTGTGAGGACGTCAAAAGCACGCGAGGACGCGCTTTGTGTTTAGAGTAATGTCGTTTTGATGCTCGCCGATGCGCATCTGGATTGGCGGCATACTCTAAGCGGCGGCACTCTTTACATCGGCTATGGAATTTTTCTCTGACGCGATGGAAAAAGACAGTTGTGGCGGGTTTTTCTGCGCCGCAAGCCGAGCATGTTTTCGTTAATTTGGCCATCGCGGAATTGTACCATTCTCCGCTATGGATCGCAACGGTTTTATTCTCATGGTGCGCCAGAAATAAGCGAGGATCGTCATGGGTTTATTCGACATATTTAATACTTCGGATCAGCAGGCAGCCGCCGGCGCGCAGACGGCCGGCATTCAAGCAGGTCTGACCGGACTCGAGGGCGCCTATGGTCAAGGCGCGCAGGCGCTCAATACAAACTACATGGCCGG